GAGTACAAACCCGCAGGACGAGCTTGACATGGGAAGTCCAACGGAAGGCAGAGGAATAACATGGGCTGGAATAAATGGAGCATCAAGATATAACAGTATATTCTCATCATTTTCTGCAGCAGGATTAGTTTTTTCAGCTGGTTTTCATGGAAGCGCATCTGCTGATTCTTACATTTCATCCTTCACTGGAACACAGGGATTGGCGGGTATTCGTTTTGACTCATTTGGAGTAGTTGCAGGAGTAATTAGATTCTTTACAGATGCAGCAGCTTCTCGAACAGCGGGAGGAGCAGTTGTTCCTACCGAACGCCTACGTATTACAGCTTCAGGAGGCATCAGTTTTGGTTCTAGTGGGACAGCTTATGGAACTTCTGGTCAATTTTTAACTAGTCAAGGAAATGCAGCCCCGACTTGGACAACTCTTAGTTACTCGACGTTAACTTTAGGCACATCTGGCACAGGGTTAACTGGTAGCGCAACTTATACTCCTGCTGGAGCAGCAACTTTCACAGTAACATCTAACGCAACAAGTGCTAATACTGCTTCTGCAATTGTTGCACGAGATGCTACTAACAATTTTAGCGCTGGAACAATTACTGCAAATTTAACTGGAAATGTTACTGGAAATACAAGCGGATCATCTGGTTCATGTACTGGAAATTCAGCAACAGCAACTAATTTATCTACCAATAGAACGAATTGGACCACCAATGGAACCATTAGTGCTGTTGTTGGACAACTTGCTTGGAAAAACTTCTCAAATAATCATACAATCTTTGATGCATCTGCTAGCACTTCTCCTGATGGTGGCGCAGTAAATAATACCAATGCTACAACTCCTTGGATTGCAACATATCCAACATTGATGGGATGGAATGGCACAAGCACATATGGTGTAAGAGTGGATAGCGCAAGACTTGCAGATAGTGCTACTGCAGCTTCAACAGCAAGTGCTCTTACGACTGGTAATAATTATCAAGTAAATTCTCTTGGCGTTGGAACTGGTGCAAGCGGATCAGCTGGGGAAATTAGAGCCGTGGGTAATATAACAGCATATTATGGCCTTTCTGATAAAAGACTTAAAGAGAATATAACTCCTCTAAAAAATGTATTAAAAAAATTAGAAAATATAAATGGTTATAATTTTAACTATAAAACTAGACCAAATCAAAAAATGGTTGGAGTAATTGCTCAAGAATTACTAGAGGAGTTTCCAGAATTGATTTATGAAACTGTTCCAATTGACGAAACAAGTGGATTAGATAAAGCATATGCAGTTAGATATGAGTTGTTAACTAGCATATTATTACAAGCTATTAAAGAACTATCATCTGAAGTAAATAAATTAAAAAATAATAAATAATTTATGGCTCTTCCGTCGTCTCCAAATCAAATTAGTTTAAGTCAAGTTAGTACTGAACTTTTATTAACTGCTGGAAATCAAATAGCAATGAATGATTCATTAGTTAGAAGTTTATTTGGTAGAGCTGGTTCTGAAACAGCTATATCTATGAGCGATGGTCATGGAAAAAGTTATAATACTTTTGGTAGAATTTTATTAGTTGGTGGCGGAGGAGGAGGTGGTTATGGATATGCAGAAAGAAATTGTGGCAATGGATTTTTAAGATGGTATTCGGGCGGAGGCGGAGGAGGTGGTGGAGTCATAAGTGCACTCAGTGTACCAATATTTTTTGGTACAACATATGATGTTGTAGTTGGTGGCGGAGGAGCTACAGGTTCACCAACTCAGTTTGGAGGAAATAACTATGGTCGACAGGGAGGTAATTCTTCTGTTCTTGGATATACAGCTATAGGAGGTGGAGGAGGAGAAACTTACGGGAGTCCTGAAAAAAACGGAGGGTCTGGTGGAGGAGGAAGTTCTGGTTATGATGCAGGGACTGGAGCAGGAACTGGAACAACAGGACAAGGAAATAATGGAGGGGGTGGAGCAGGTACAGTACCTGGTGGGTATAGTGCAACATATCATAGTCCAAAAGCTGGAGGAGGAGGTGGGGCAGGTGGAGTAGGATCTGCTGGTTCATATAGTACTACAGCAAATGTAGCAGGAGGTGCAGGTGGAGCTGGCCTTGCAAATGATATAACTGGAACATCAATAACTTATGCTGGTGGAGGACAAGGTGGCCAAGGAGGTGTTGGTGGAACTAGTTCAGCAACCACTGGAGGAGGAGGGGGTGGAGGCAGAACTCAAATGTATAGTTGTAGTCCAGTAAATACTGGTGCAGGAGGTGCAGGAACCGCAGGGTGCGTAATTATTCGTATATCATCATCAATTAATGTTACAACAACTGGAACAGTAGCAGTTACAACTATAGGTACAGATAAAGCATATAATTTTACAACTACAGGAACTATAAGACTTAATTTTTAAACTTTACTATTTCTTAATATACTAGCAATATAAGAATCTACTTGGTGATTTTCTGCAATTTCTAAAACTTCATTTACATTTTCTTTATTTTTATCGATTGGATTTTCAATGTAACTAGCAGCACTTTCAATCCATTTTGTAGAATCTTCATTAGACACAATCATTTTAGAAATATCGTTCACAATAGTCTTCTGTTGTTTATTTAATTTTTTGATTTTGAATTTTTCTTTAATTAAATCTGATACATGATCTTCCAACTTAGATGCAAGAATAAAATTCTCTCCAACTTTTTTAGCACTAAATTCCGCTTTAGATTGCTTACCAGTACCAATAGGACTTACATTCTTCGTGGCTTGAGGCGTTCCAGTACTACCAGTTGGTCTTCCACCAGCTTGTTGATTTCCACCAATAACAGGGAGATAATATCCTTGGTCTCTTAATTCTTTATATTTCTTTTGACTTTCAATAGAAGATTCTGCATCTGGTAGTCTGCCACTTTCAATCGCCTTGAGACCTTCTTCTGGAGTTAATATCCCAAGTTCCATTAATCTATTATAAACTCTATAATACTGAATGTCATCTTTCAAATCAATGTCTTCGAAGAATGGTGTTGGATAATTTTTAAATCCAAGACTTTTACTCATTCTAATAATTTCTGGAGCAAGGAACTCATTAATAAATGCTTCTCTTGCTTGTTTTAATCTTTCAATAAAGACTTGTACTTTAATACTTGTATTTGCAAATTTCTCACTTCCAATAAGAATATTATTTAAACCGATTTGAATATCTCTATCTATAACTTCATACTTCTTAGGATCAAGAAGATCTGCAATTGGAGGAACAACGAATTCAGCTTTTGTTGTATAGTCCGCTATTAAAACTCTTCCAACACTTTCATTTTGAAATAGAGCTTGCATAGCTTCAAGATTCTTTTGATTGATACCACCCTTGTCTGGGTCTGTTCCCATAGTAATAAGAAGAATTGCTTGTTGCATTGTTCTTGCGATTGCCATATCCATTTTACGCATTTCAGCTTTAGCATTAATATCTTCAAGAACTGGAAATCCCATTGGCACAGAAAATGGTTCATAATCTTGCTTTTTATAAAATACAGCAACTAATCTATGAGAATCTAATGGCATAATTGCAACATTAGCTTTCTTTTGAATATTATCTTTTACTTCTTGAGGTAATGATTCGTACACTTCTTTATCTTCTTCTGTTCTTGGGCTACGAAGTCTTTCCAATTCATAATCACTTAATACTTTATAAAATCTATTTGTTACGAAACTAATATTACCAGCAATTTGAATATCTGCTGGATTAATAATTATATATCTAGCTGGCAAAGTAACAGAAGCAGCTTTGCTAATACCAAATGTTTGAGTTATTTTGATTAAATCATCTTCTTTAATATTGGTATCAAATCTATATATGAATACATTACCAGAACGATAGTACTCTCTAAAAAACTTATCTTGAAAACTCCAAAGATTAATTTTATTAAATAATGCTTCAAAAAAATCTCTGCTCTTTTGACTTCCACCTTTAAAATAAATTTTACTAGAACTAAATTCTGTCATTAAATCTACTGTGTTTCTAAATATTGCAAAATTATAATAAGCTTTTTGACACAAAATAACAGCATCTCTAACGTCCATATTAGATGAACTATAAACGCTTGTAGAAGATCTATTAAATGGTATTAGTCCATTAGTAATATTAGCGTATTTATCTGTTCTTTCTATAGTAGCAGATCTATTTCTTCTGAGCTTATCAGAACCTTTAATCTCCTTCATTCCTGCCACAGCCATCAAAGGTTCACTAGTTGTGAAGTTTGTTAATTTTTCGTCTTTTTGAAGTTTTTTAGCCATTTTTGTTTATTTTTAAATATTACACCTATTTTAACATTATAGGCGTAAATGTATCATTTTCCACTTTATTCTCAATCTTAATCATATCATAGTATATCTTACTAGCCCAATTGCCAAGCATAAGAGCAGTATATCTATCTTTTCTAGCCCTGCTAGAACTAGTGTTTCTTTTTAAATGTTGTGGCAAGTCAAATGATTGAAGACCTCGGCTAGTACTCTTGACCTCGATTAAACTACATTCTTTCTTTGTTCCATAAATCATATCATCTTGATTCTCAATAAAATCAATTAAATTATCAAATCCAGTATTCTCTATGTTAATATTACTGCCAGTTATTCTTCCAAAGGAATCTCCATTTGCAGATATTCTACTAGCAAACCATATTTTCTTATGATCTATACTTGCTTGAAGATATTCATTTCCTTTACGAATAAACTCCGTAGTAAACACTTGCTTAAAGCAAATTCTTTTCGTTTCTTTATTGTATTGTCTTTTTGCATCTTTTAACATTAGGTCATATTCCATTCCTTCGGCATCTGAATTAACATCGAAAAATTTAAGGTCAATTCCAGACTTTCTAAATAATTCATTTTCATTCGCAGAGTCAATAAACTGATATCCAGCATTATCAATAATAATCATTTCCACATTGAAATTAGTTAATAGATAGTGAAAGTATAATATATGATCTTTAAGATCTCCACCAGCTACAGCATAAGAATGAACTATGATACAATCTTTCTTTTCATCATCAATTTCAAGAATGCTCATAGCAAAATAATCTGAACTTGGACTATTACTAAAACTAGGATCAATTGCTAGTATATATTTTTTATCTTTATCTCCATATATTTTAGAAGTTGGATTTTCCCCATCTTTAATTGTACATTCATGCATCTTCTTTGCTGAGAAGTAACTATCACTTCCATCTGTAAATTGAGCACAATATTCTCGTAAGAAACCGCTATGACTCAATCCACCAGCTTGAGCTTCTTCAATAATAGTCTTGTCAACCATTTCTTCTGGCAAAGATTCATATCCCATTTGACTTACAAAATATGTAGCATCTCTAACTGCCTCATCAGAATAAATATTACCAACCCATTCCTGATACGTTTTGTAAAGATTTTCAAATGTATAGCTAGCAGAAGAAAGAGCAATCATTTTTGATTTGTTTGGAAATACCATTCTTTCTTCTTCTTTCATTAAGCCTTCAGCAATTAGCTTGTCTTCCATTTCTCGGATTTGAATACGCTCTTTCATATTCTGAGGAGCAACCAAGAATGGCATAAGAACATTTTTAATAATTTCTTCTGGTATAAGTAAAAACTCATCAAGAACAAGAACATTAGCACGAAATCCTCGAACTTTTTCACCATTCAGAGGAATAGCTACAATATTTCCACCATTAATCTCCCATTCAAACAAGTCATTTCTTTTACTCTTAACTCCAAAAGCTTGTTGAAGCAATTGAGCTTCTTTACTATTTACTAACTTTTCTAAATTTGTAAAAATATTTCTAGCAGTTCTAAAAGTTGGTCCAGCAATTAATATCTTAGAATTTGGTTCAAATATACATTGCAAGAAAATATAAACACTAGCTATAAATGACTTAGAACAACCTCGACCCCAAACACACATATTAAAATTACGATTAAAGAATCCTTTTAATGTTACTTCTTGGTATGGAGCTAGCTTAATTCCACTAATTAATTCTGTAGTCAAGCCTAAGTTTGCTCTTAAGAATTTAGCTAAACTTATCTTAGCTTCTTTATCCAGCATTGTACCTTCAATTTTTAATAATTCTTTATTAAAGTCAACCAAATCTTTCTTATATTTATCGTTACAATACCACATATTATATTATACCTTTATCGACAAGTAATTGCAAATCATATTTCTTATGTATACAATTACCAGTTAAAATTTTTATTAATAGTTCTGAAGTTCTTTTTCTACCATCAGCAAAAACAAATTGAATATTATCATACTTTTGGCATAGTTCTCGAACTCTATGAAATATAAACTCTGGAGTAGCTTTAATCTTTTTTGAAATATGAGGCAAATAATTAAAAGAAAGTGCATCATTGATTGACTCTTCGATTAGTACTACTAGATAGTAATTAGCGTTTTTTGCTCGTTCTATTTCATTATTAAATCGATCATAGCCAGCACTCATTGTGCCAATAAAGTCCGATAAGTTTTTTCTTTCAACTGCTGTAAAACAACACTTTTGCAAATCATTCAAAGTATAATCTCCAAAATCTAGTTTAGCCACTTGCTGTTGATATTTAAATCTAAGAGGATTCTGCTCTCTAGTGTCAACCATTATTTGATAATCTTCAGATTCTTCAAAATTGAACTGCTCTCCACTATAAGATTCAAACTTTTTCTTAAGACCCATAGATTCGCATATGCTATAATAGTCTAACTTATACTTATCAAATGTAACAATTGACGGCATTATTAAAGATCTTAGTTCAACTTGAGTCGGAGCATATATAAGATTCTTGTGTTCTTTTCTTTTACTCAATAAGCCAGCAAGAAATGGTTCTAATTTACTTTGATCTAAATTCTTAACATATGCTTTTAAATTATTTTTATTATTAAAGTCGTCAGTAAAGTATTGATCTTTATTCTTGAAGTTGATCATTTCTCCAGAATGTAGATCATATCTTGGAAAATACTTCTGATAATAAGTAGCTGTATTTATTTTATGAGCTTTTAAGTGCAGATGCAAGAATTTATCTGCAGCAAATAATTGATTACAAATTTTGCATTCAACTTGCATCTCATCCATTCAAGACTTCATCTTTTGATAAGCCTAAAATTCTAGCTTTAATTTCATCAATAGTACTCAATCTTTCGACTTCTTTTGATAATAGTTCTTTTCTCATTTCAGCTAATCTTATCATTTCTTTACGACTCTCTTCTTCTTTCCACAATTCAACAAGATTCAATATAGAAGCATTTTCTTTGACTTGCTTACTTAGTCGATCACTTCTCTTGACTTTTAAATCTTGAAGTAATTTTTGCTGTCTACTTACAGATTGGTTATATTCATTTCTAGAAGTACTAATAGCCTCTACAAGAGACATTGAAATTTTTTCTCCAGCTTCTACATTTGCATCCATTTGCAATTGTAATGCTTGAATTGTTTCTTGAATATTAGAAGAGATTACAACTTCTGTAGCAAGTACAATATATTGGTCAACTTCCTCTTGAGTTAAGTCATTCTTATCATAAGTATATCTGATGAAACTGCTTTCAAAAAGCTCTCTTTCTTTTTCGTCTTGATATGTATTGATTTGATGTAAAAATCTATAAGTATGTAAGTATCCAATGATAGCTTGTATATCTCTTTTTTGTTTTCCAGTTAACTTTGTTTCATCAATTCCTTCATGAACATATCTGTTAATTCTAGATAAGCACCTAGTAAAAGTTGTTGGTGGTTTATAATCTCCTTCTGGAATATTATTAGGATTGCTGTATACTACTTTTGTATCAAGTGTTTTGATGTATTCACCAACACTTCTAGTCTCTTGGTTTAAATTTGTTAAATCATTATTTTTAAATATGATCTTAGCTATTTCAACAGATGTCATTGTTGAACAATTATTACTGATATATTCTTTTTGTTCTTCTGTTAGCTCTATTAATCCTTTAGCTTCATATTCATGACTTTTCTTAGGTATGATTTGTCTGGATGCTAAGTAATTTTTAATAGCCTTACCTTGTTGACTTCTTCCATCAAATCCTTCTCCAAATATTAATTTAGTTAATTCAGCTAGCGAAGGTGGATTAGATGGTCTTGAATTCCATTCTTCAAGAATCTTTTTCTTTTGATCATCTGTTAATTCTATATTTGTCATAATATATCTACATCATCACTATACAAATATTTTCTTACCTTTATGATAATAGATTTTTTAATATTTTGCACTTGCTTATAACCTGGAGCACGATTCTTTTCGCTAGTCTTGTATCCCATACTTGCTGCAACTTGATCCTCATCCTTATGATCTATATAAAGTAGTTGATAAACTTTCCATTCAGTTGGCTTAAGTACTTGTTGCATTTTCTTATGTATATTGTTAGCACTTTTTTCTATATCAATTTTACCATCTTCCATTTCATGTACTTCTTTTGTATGATTTTCTAAAGCTAAAGGCAATTTTGTATCATGGGCATTTTTCTTATTCTTTTCCCAAGCAGCATACAATGGGCAAGAATTACATTGTTTGCCATAAATATTGCAATGATCTTCATCCTCTGCAGCTGCACACTTTAAACAAGGACGAGAGTAATTTCCATAATTATTTCTTATTAAATTCTTGATTTGATTACTAACAATTCTGTTGATCCAAGGAGCTAAAGGTTGATCTGGATCATACATCTTCCATTTCTTATGAATATGTATTCTTAATATTTGAGCTACATCATCAAAATCCATCCAAGCAAGTGAAGTTAAATTCCACTTGTGTTTTCTTTTGTATATTTCAACATTTATTTCTTGAAATTTATTTTCAAATGTTGGCTTTTTCACGAATCATCATCTTCAGCATAATCAGCGCTATCATCATCTGGAGCTTGACTACCTCTGCGAAGAGTTCCAGCTTCTTTTTGAAATTGTTTTAAAAATTCTTCTTTTGACAAATTTGATTCATCAGCATCTCTTTGAAAGGCAGGACTCTTCTCACCTTTAGCTAAATTTTTTAATTTTTCACCTTTGGGCTTAGTTACTTCAATATCCCAATTAAGACTAGAAATACTAGGTTTTTGAATTATTTCTATTTCTGGTTCAACCTTTACTTGATTTTGAACTACTTTTCCGCTTGCTAGATTACATCCACATTTCGTGCAGAAATTTGGTTTAACATCTGCATACTGTATTGGATTACCACATGAACTACAATATATTTTTGGCATATTTTAGATTATACAATCTAAATATATTTTTTTCTACTTAATTTTATTTGCGTGTATAAGGCTTTGATTCAGATAACTCTTCAAACTTTTCAATAATATAAGCTAGAATATCATTTCTCATAATATCTTCTGTGCCAAATTTAAAAGTATGTATACCTTTATCTGCGCTTTTCTTATTATCGAATAAATTATAAGTAGCTTCAAATCCACTATTCTTAATATCAGACTGACGTATATCTCCAATTAATATCAATTTACTAAATTTACCCATTCTAGTAGTAATCAAAAGAAAATCATGAATACTTAAATTTTGAGCTTCATCGCATATAATATAACTAGCATTAATACTTAAACCTCTCAAGAATCCAACTGGTAGTCCTTTTACTCTCTCTTGCTTCAAGAGCATTTCTACTTGGTTCTTTGGTAATAATTCATGGAGTTTATCCATCAATGGTTGAAGATAAGGATCTAATTTACTATGAAGATCTCCTTTTAGGAATCCTAAATTATGAGATGAGCTTTCAACTGGGTTACGAACATAGAATATTTCACCTATTTTCTTATTATTAATAGCATTTAAAGCTGCATATACGCTTAATAAACTTTTAGCTGTTCCTGCTGGCCCTTTACAAAGTACCATTTTAGTACTTTTATCTTGTAATAATTGTATGAATTTCTTTTGATTATCTGTCCATTCTAATTCACGAATAGTCAGGAAGCCTTCAATTTTATCTCTTTGAGGAATAGGAACAGACTTATCTTCTTTTTGTTTATGTTTTTTAGACATTATACTTACTCTATAATTTACACAGATAATCAATTAATGTGTAAATAAATTAACGATGGCATTTCTTAACGCAAATATACCTCCAATCGAATGTTTTGTTCGAGGTAATTATCTAAGAAATCAAGAAGACAGCCATGATAAATATTATAAATGTCTAATTTTTGGATTAACAAGTATTCCAAGTCAAGTGCCTCTTTTTAATTTTTTAATGGAAGATGGTGGAATTTGGTGGCATGCACCAATAAGTGCATTTTGTAAAAAAGAAAATACTCAAGAACAAGATTTATCTGAACTTGAACTTTGGGATAGTTTTAGTTATCACGTTGCAGTTACAAAATTTTATGTATTACAAAATAAGAAAATTAGATATACAGGAAGAACTGGCAAAGAATATGATGGTAGATATTTATTTACCCTTGATTGGGCACATAGTGATTATAATGAATTAAATTTCGGATTTAGCGAACAACCAGATCAACATAAAAGTGGTCATGTAATAGAACTAGACAATGGTAATTATGCAATACAACCAAATAATAGAGTTAGAGTATTTGATCCTAGTTTCGCTACAAAGCCAAACGAGCTTCTATTAAAAAGAAAAGTTAATACTCATATTTATACTGTTGAAAATAGTCCCAAATGGATTACCGAAGATAGTGATAGTTATGAATATTCTATAGAAGAAATAAAAGATGAAAAAACACATCAAGATAACAAATAAAAACATAAAAGAAGGTACATTAGCTGACCCTCAAGGGTGTGCTATTGCAAGATCATTGAAATCTAGTATTAAAAATCTAGATTCAGTATCTGTATTAGCAGACCACGTTAAGATTTCTTTTAAAAATAAAAAATCTTATATAGCTAATATGCCAGCTAAAGGAACGGACTTTATCAAAAGATTTGATAGAGGTCAATCAGTTAATCCTTTAGACCTTGAATTGAATTTTGTTTAATTTAATTTAAACAATTTTTAATTAGTCTTTAAACATCTCAGGATGTTTCTTCCCTTTTCGTTTCTTGCTCCAGTCAGCCCAATATTTTTGCTTTACTGGATCTTTTCCACCATGCACTTTTTTACGGGCTTCTGATAATTCTTTACTTTGATCGAATAGATCACCCATAGTACCTTTTTTATTGCCAGTCATTTCAGCAAATTTTTTAGAGTCCATAGAGCCATCCATTTTTGTATCAACTCCCATTTGTGGAACAGTAAATATACGATTCCATTTTACTCCATCAGAATCAGTATACTCATGTTTATCATGAATACTTTGAATTATACTAACTACTTTTTCAGTAGTTGGGTGCTGATATAAATACTCTGGCATTACATGTGAGACAGTATTGAATCTACCATCTTCTCGTAAGTAAATTGTTTCTGTAGTTTTAATCCAGCCTCATTCACTTTATTGGTTTTGACTCTTTGAATTGCTTGATCACAAGCAGATAGAAAATCATTATGATTAAAATCAAAGATATTTCCTTGATTGTATGGTGATCCTTTTCTAAAGAATACATTATCATATGATTCGATCTTGCTAGTAGGATTAACTAAAACAGAATTCTCCTCATTTGCCCACCCTTTATAAGCGTGAGCATTTAGAATTACTCCGTGTTTTCCTAAACATAAACTATTGAACTCTGGTAATCCCCATCCTTCCCCACCACTCATTCCAACGATAATATTAGAACTATTTAAATAATCATTATATGTAGCGTTAGTTGGCATGAATCCTAAAAAGTTTATATTAAAAAAGCTTTTATTCTCTAGAATACCTGCAATCAACTTCTGCTGATCTTCTGGCTTTAGGAAATGATTGAATATAGAACAATTTAGATAGTAATCTTTATTGTTACCATATTTCATTGCCCAAGATTTAATAATTTTAGCATGATGCTTTCTTCTCTCAAGCTTTCCTACCACATTAAAAGTTATTCTGTCTTTTAAAACAGAAGAGTTATCTTTTACATGAAAACTATCTGAATCAAAAGCCAAAGGAATATAATGTATGTTACTAACGCCATTATCCTCAAAAACTCTTTTAGAATACTCGGAAGATACAAGAACTTTGTGATTATTTTTTAAAATGTTAATTTCTTCTGCCGTTGGAGAATCCAATTCGTAAAATGTTAATAAAACTTGCTTATCGCTATAAGATTCAAAAGAGCCATTTATATGCCATAATCTAAATATAGGATTTGATCTTTTATGATCTTTTGTAGCTTTAGCTATACATCCCTCAAGCCATTTATTAAAATCTGAATTTTGGTTATAAACACTTAAATCTGCTTGACTACCTATAAGAAATAGGCAAGGTTCCAGTTTTCTTCTATAAAATTCTTTAAGAATACCGACTGAAACCTGCCCAAAGCTTACTGCATTGACAGGTAAATGTAATGCAATTTCCTTACTCACAGAATATCTTCGTCTTCTTCTTGAACAACGGCTTTTACTGGAGTCTTAGCAACTACTTTCTTAGCTGGTACAGCAGAAGCAGCCTGAACTGGCTTACTGCCTTGTGCCTTCTCAGAAACATAGATACGAAAATCTGGAGCATTTTCGTTCTTCTTATTCTTATTAGAGAATACGACTACGCTAATACGTTCACCATCCTCAAAAGATAGATGACCAGTTAGGTATGTTTGTGTTGCACTCTTCTTCTTCCATAATGCTCCAAGCTCACGCTTAGACCAATCAGTTTTATTATTTGTTTCGCTCATTTTTGTTTTTAGTATCTCCTTATTTTTATATTTTATCAAACAAATCCTTGCTTGTCAACTTATTTTTCAAAATTTGAACGCCTTTATTATGAAGATTAATAGCATTTTGAGTACTCATATTCATTTTCTTACCAATTTTAGTCCAAGTTTGATTTGATGCATCTTCAAAATATCTCATATTAAAAATTTTAGATATTCTATGATCTTTTAGTTGGTCTAATAAAGTAACAATATAATCCTTTAACTCATTTAACTTATCATTAGTTTGATCGGCATTCTTGTCGATTAGATATTGTAAATCTTTTTGCTCTAAATATACAATGTCTTCTTTCTTGTTAATAGTATTCAAGCATTGATATCTGATTTGATTACCTAACCAAGTAGAGAATTTAACATTTTTGCTAGGTTTAAAAGACATAGCAGTTTTATATATTACATAATCCTTTTGTTGGTATACTTCATTTAAATCTATATTCTTGACATTAAAAGATGGAGTATATTTCTTATATATTTTATAACATAATGGAGAATGCCTAGATATAAGAAGTCCTAAACTTTTTTCACAGTTATTCTTTTGAATTTGTATTATTAAGTATTCGTCTGGTTTATTTTCTAAATTTATCATAATATTTTATAAAACCTTTCACAATTTCATTTAAATTTTCATCATTACATGCTTCGCTACTTGGTTCAACAGTATTCCATGTTATAGAATAATCAGCCTTACTTCGCAACTTTTCATTATTAATAGACTCTTCTTCATTTGCTGGTGGAATTTCATCTTCACCAAACATTCTTGTGATATGAACCATGACTCCATTGTTTTCATTTTTCAACCAATGAAATTCGTCCTTTGGATAAATATCATATCTTACATCGGTAATGACTGGGATTTTATCTGATCTTAAAATTTCATTAATCTTTTTTTGAGCCAGACAAGTCCAGTATGCTCCATCAGTTTGTTGTCTTTTGATTTTTCCATATTCAACCATTAGACCACGAATTAAGCTCTTTTCTTTTGTATCATCAGTAAAAACAGAAATTCCTATCTTTGATTTAACAAAATCATCTAAATCTTTTTTTAATTCACCAGCTAGAGCAACTTGTTCTACTTCTGGTAAATATTTTTTTAGAATATTAAAAAATGTATCTTTTCCAGAACGAGCACATCCAGCAATTCCAATTATTTTATTTTGCATCAACGAATTGTAATTTATTCTTGTTTTAAAGTCAAGGCGTTTCTTTTTTAGAAGTAGTCATACTCGCTAAAAATATAAGATTTCTAATATCCTTTTCTGATATATTTTTCGCATCACAATAGTCTTTTTTATCTTTAATTTGTTCGCAAAAATCATTTATAACTTGAGCAATCATATTACATGTAAATCCACTTAGACTTAAATTTTGATCATAAGAATTTAATGGTTTTTTAAGAATATAAATTCTTTTTTTACCTACTTGGTGGCTTTTAATCAAATCGCTTTTTTCAAGATCCTCTAAAGCTAAAATAAAGGCGATCTTTGTTTCATCTGGATTCTCAGAAATAAGTATTAAATCTTTATAGTTTTCCTCTAAAGAGAAAGATACATTTTTAGCGAAATACTCTAATAGCTTATTAGCTGCTTCGACAATAGTCATCAATATAATATTATATAAAGAAAACTTGCTTTTTCTAGAAAAGTTTAGTATAATCATAATTATGACAATGAGCGTTATTTTAGGTGTTCTGGTGTTCATCGGAATGTCAATTAAAACTAAATGAATAGAATATCTTTTGAAGATATGGCTATGAATTTAGCCTTAGTGGTAAGTCAAAGATCGGAAGATCCACATCAAAAGGTTGGAGTATGTATTCTAGATAAAAATGGAAGAGTTTTGAGTCTAGGATACAATGGTATTAGACCTAAAGACGAAAGAGACAATGACTTTTGGAACGATAGAGACAATAGAAGAAAGTATATAATTCATGCAGAAACTAATGCTTTATCTTGTATAACTAGATATGATAATCCATATATTTTAGCTTCAACTCTTTTGCCTTGCTCTTGCTGTGCAATCAATATAGCTTCCTATGGAATAGAAAAGGTCTTATATCTAGAAGATTATAAGAATGACCAATCTGCATATGATGTATTAAGATTCCATAATATAGAACTTAAAAAATATGAAACAAGAAGTTAAATTTAAATCTCTTCACGATAAAGGCAAAAAACCAACAGATGAATATAAAAATGCAATATATAGTATTTCCAGTGGTGAAAGATGTTATATCTATCCAGGTGAAAGAAAATTTATTAAAACTTTTATAGAAATAGAAATTCCAGAAGGATATTTTGGCATGATAGCTCCAAGAAAAGAAAACTACAATAGAAATGGATTATACGCCTTTCAAGAGATTATAATGCCTCAAGAAAAAAAAGAGTTGCTATTAATGGTAACGAATGTTAATATACCAAAGAGCCCATTTATGATGACTGATAATGAAAGATTTTTAGGAGAAAGAGCAAAAATAGATATTTATATTGGAGATAAAATCGCAAATATGATCTTATCACCAATTCACACTTTTACATTTAAAGGAGAAAACGAATGAAATACGTATTAATATTAACATTTTTATTTAGTTCTTTAGCATTTGCTCAACGAGAAGAGGCTACAATAACAAGAACATTTGGAACGAACAGCGTTTATCCAAGACAATTTCCATCTTCAACGATAAGAAAAATGAATGATAATGAGTATTGGCTTTATGACACTCTTAATACAAATACTATTTTTCATAGAATTTTTCCTACATATATAGTTCGCAAACAAAATACTTATACAACTTCTCAGCAATGGGGAGTATATAGGACTTATGGAACAAATAGTGTTTATCCAAATCAATTTCCAGATAGATTTATATCTGATTTAAATTGGAGAAGTGAAACGAAAAATTACTCTTATACGAAACAGGAAAATCCATCAAATACCAGACTTCAAACAAATTCTACTATTGCACAAACTAGGCAATTCACTAGTCCTACGCATGATGTTAGCTCTAGTTATACTTATAGTAAAAGTTTAAGATCTGATCGAAAGGCTTCGTATTCAGCGGAAAGTCCAGAATAATGATTAATGTATTTTTAATTTCATTTTTTAATGTATTTGCACTCTTAATATGGTTTCAGACAAGTGCTTTCATAGAATATTTTAAATATATACCATTTACAGATAAGATTATCAAATCCTATCAAGAATCTATAAAAGCTGGTTTGAACATAGGTTTTATTAATTTTTTAAGTTTAAACTATGATTGTTTTCTCGTTAGATTAATAACTTGTCCATTTTGTTTAAATTTTTGGATTTCTATTGTTACGAGTTTTTTTGTAGGTTATGAATTTTTTGCTTTAATTTATACCTCAAGTATGATATACTATAAGATAGTTAACATATTAACTAAATATGAGCGAATTTGATAAAGACAAAGACATTCTTTTAATAGAGCACCATTGGGAATTAGTAGTAATGGTGCATTCTTATAATTTAAAAGGAAACGATGGACAACTAAATGCGTATGCAGATATATACAAAACAGTTGGACAAAAACCAGATTGCCCATGTAATAAGAATCATATAGCATATTTAGACAATATAAAAGATAATCTAAATTCTTTTCTACTTCCAGAAGAGATCGAAAAGATAAAGAAAGAAGAGCAAGCTAAGATTGTTCATGTAAAAAAGAAAGACGGATCATTACTAGAATTTTAATATGAAAATACAATTCCAAGAAGCCCTTGGTTATGATGATATAACTTTACTTCCTAATTTCTCTGATATTTCTTCGAGAAAAGAAGTTAGCACAATTACAAAAATTTCAAAAAATAAATATATCGATATTCCAATTGTACTATCTCCAATGGATACAGTATCATCTGTTAAGTCTTGTATAAAAATAAATCAAATTGGTGGAGCAGGAGTACTCCATAGATTCATGAGTGCAGAAGAGCAAGCTAGAAAAGCAAAGATCATTAAAGATCAAAGTAATTTCTGCATTAATGCTATAGGATTAAAAGATTCAGTACAAAGAATTGAAATATTATCGAAATATACGGATATTTTCTTTTTAGATACAGCTAATGGTTTAGCTAAAAGCGTTGAAGATTTTTTAATATGGTATAAACAATCTGAATATAAACAAGATATTATAGTTGGAAATACATTAACTAAAGCAAGTGTTCACAGATTAGCAAATTTAAGAGCCGATGGCTTTAGACATCTTATTGGGCCAGGAAGTATGTGCTTGACTCAGATTAAAACTGGAATTGGATGCCCAAGCGTTACTGGCCTATCTTACGCTTGGAATGCTATCAGAAATTATCAACTAGCTAATTTAGATCATTTTAGACAAGAGAATCCAAAAGAAGAAAATAGACCAAGCATTTTAGCTGATGGTGGAATCAGGAATCCAAGAGATTTAGCTAAAGCTATTGCTAGTGGAGCAGATGGAGTAATCTGCGGAAGAATATTTGCAGGACTAAGTGATGTAGTTGATGAAGAAAATATCATAGAAAAAGATGGTAAAAGATTTGCAGTATATAGAGGTATGGCTAGTAAAGATGTGGTTGAGGATTATGAACTATATGATGGAAGCAAAAAAAATCTTTTTGTAGAAGGAGACAAAACCATGATTCCTTTGATTGAGAATAAATCAATAGAAGATGTGGTTTATGATTTTGCAAATGGCTTAAGAAGCACTATGAGCTATCTTGGATTTAGAACTATCGAAGAAATGCGTGGAGGATTATGGACTGGTAAGATAATAGCAGTAAGAACTACTGCAAATAATATGTATGAAGCTTTTGCGCATGGGAAATAATTATGATTGGTATAGATATAGTAGATATTAATAGATTCAAAAATAAAAAATATTCTTTTTTAAGTAAAGTCTTTTCAGAGAAAGAAATTTCAGAAACTGCGAAGTCAAACATATATCAAAAATTAGCTGGAAAATGGGCAGCAAAGGAAGCGGCTTATAAAGCTGGATTAAAATATGCTAATAAAGAAATCGAAATCTTAACAAAAAATAATAAACCTTTCATTTTTATAAATGGCAAACAAAGCTCTTATAAAGTTTCAATTAGTCATGAAAAAAGATATGCAACAGCTATAGTCATTAAATATGTTTAATATATTCAAAAAAGATAAAGTAATTTTTAGCTGCATAGATAAAAAATTTTTAAATTTTTATCCACCGATTTATTCTAAAGATCTTAATAGAAATTTCATAAAAAAATGCAATGAAGAATACAAGAAAAATATAGAAAATTTAAAAAATCCGATGTGTCCATTTGTAAAAGTATCAAATACAGCGAAATGTCCAGGGATTTTAGATATAATTAATGCGGGATATATATTTAAAATGCATCGTGACATTAGAATAACTACAAATGGAAATCTTGTCGATTTTAAATGGGAATCTATTGGTAGAAAAATTAATGAAAACACAGAATGTGTAAGTTACTTTACTACGCCTCAATTTTCTGATCATATACAAATTCCACCAAACTCATTAAAGACTTTAATAAAAATAAATTTGCCATGGATTATTAGTAGCTCAGATTATTGTTTTCTTCAAATGCAGCCTAGCTTTATTGAAGATTATAGATTTACAGTGGTACAAGGTATAATAAATCCAAAAAAAGCTCGAGAAGTTAATATCGTTCTATATTGGCATGTTTTAAATGGTTCTGAAATACTAACAGCTGGAACGCCAATATGTCAATTAATACCAATTCAAAAAAAACTTTTACCAAAGATGATTCTTAATGAAAATTCAAATACTTATCTTAAAGATATTGAAAATTTTAATTTTAAAAGGTTTATAACAAACAATAATATAGAAAAAAATTTCTGATATGAAGACGGATATTTTGATTTTTTCAGATATTCATTTAGGATCAAAAGATTGTCATGCAGACAAACTTTTAAAAGTTTTAAAAAATATCAAAGCCAACAAAATAATTATTGCTGGCGATTTATTTGATCATCATAATCTACATAGACTTAAAAAAGAACACTGGAAAGTTCTTTCGAAATTAAGAAAGCTTTCCAAAAAATGCAAGATTATATATTTAATTGGTAATCACTGTTTTCTTAAGGCCGAATTTATGAGCATCTTATTAGGTTTTAAATGTGAGAATGATTATGTTTTAGAATATAATAAAACTAAAATCTTGGTTGTTCATGGGGATATATTTGATATATACTTTACAAAATATAAAGGGATTACTAATATCATAATTAAATGTTATTATTTTATTAGAAAATATACTCCATATGCAGATGATTTTTTTAAAATCTTTAAGAATAAAACGAATGATTTTGTAGAAAAAAGTTCTGATGTGAAAAAAAATGCTATAAAATATATAGAACTTAATGGATTTGATAAGATAATTTGTGGTCATACTCATATACCAGAGATATCTGATAACTATATAAATAGTGGTAGCTTTTGCGAAGAAAAATGCAGTTATGTGACGATTAATAAAAAAGGTAAAATAGATCTGGACTTTTGTTAAAATATAGGATAATATATAAATATGGACACAACATTAAATAAAACAAAAGCAAACATTCTAAAAAGAATGATCGGTAAGAAAGTATTTGTTATTACAAATAGCATTACTCAAGAGGGTTATTGTGGATTAGTGAATAGAGTCGTAGATCATGAAACTTTAAATGTTTTTAATGATAAAAAAGAACAGAATGTTTCTATCTTTGATGTAAGAAGCCCAAGTAGATTATATAACTGCGAGTAATGATTAATGCAGTAGATATCATCTTTGGCTTATGCTGGGGAGATGAAGGTAAGGGTAAGATTTCTAATGCTTTATCTAGTAAATATGATTATGTGTGCAGATGGAATGGTGGACCCAATGCAGGTCATACAGTTTATTTAAATGGAAAAAAATACAAAACACATCTTATTCCTTCTGGAGTATTTCATAATAAGAAATCAATTATTGGTCCAAATTGCGTTATCAATATTGATAAGTTTTTTGATGAACTAGAATATCTTTCAAAAGAAGGTTTTGATACATCCTTAATTAAAGTTAGTCCTAAAACTCATATCATTACTGAAAGACATATTCAGTATGATCTTAAGTTTTTAAAACCAAAACTTGGAACGACTGGTCAAGGAATTGCTCCATGCTATTCAGATAAAGCCCTAAGAATAGGTAAACTTGCTAAAGATTATTTAGATAAAAAGTATATCTGGAATGGAGAGCTTGATGGGGATATTCTTTGTGAAGGTGCTCAAAGTTTTTGGTTAGATTTAAATTATGGCGATTATCCTTATGTTACAAGTAGCGAAACTTTACCTTATTCCGCTTGCTCTTTAGGCTTTAGCCCTAAAAAGATAAGAGATATTATTGGGGTAGCTAAAATTTATGATACCAAAAGCGGAGTTGATCCTCTATTTCCAGAGTCATTATGGTCAGATGACGAATTAAATAAAGTAATAGATTTAGGTAAAGAATATGGAACTACAACTGGTAGAAAAAGATTAGTTAATTGGCTTAATTTTAATAGATTATTAAATGCTGTAAGGATATCTGGAACAACTAAATTAATAATCAATAAATGTGATATTCTACAAGAGTTAAATATATTTAAAATTAGATTAGATAATGAACTTGGCCCTAATTTTATTAAGTTTAATGATTTTGATAATATGAAAGAGTATATATCTAGAGAATTAAAAACTTATTGTGATGTAGTATTTTCTGGAGATAAGGAGAATATTTAATATAATATTAATATGAAAACAATAGATAACGAATTTATTAAGGGATTAATCCGTAAAGAGTTACTTAAAGAAAATCAAGGCGTAGAAATTAATGACTCTACTATTCTAGAAGATTTGAACCTAGATTCTTTTGCGTTGCTGTCGATTGCTTCTGAAATAGAAGATAAATATGACTTCTGGTTAATTCAAAACGCTAAACAAATAGAAGAGATGAAAAATGGAATGAAAACCTTTGGTGAGTTTATTAGTTTTCTAAATGAAAAGGTAAACGATGCAACAAGGGCCAA